TTTGAGCAGCAACATAATCAACAACAGCTCCACTTGTAGGGTAGGAGGCATCAGTATCTGATATAGTAGTTTGTACAGTTTTACCGTCACATACCGCATTAATTTCGGCATTTGTCGCAGTAAGAGCAGTACCACTTGCCAGAATAGATGCAGTAGCTGACTGCATACCAGCAAGCGTTGTGAGTTCAGCATCAGCAAGTTCCGAGGTTGTAACAGCATTTGCAGCTATCTTAGCAGAAGTAACAGCGTCATCTGCTATAGCTGCAGTATCAACAGCATTATCTGCAAGTTCTGAAGAACCCACAGCATTAGCTACTATACTATCAGCATTAACTGCATCTGTTGCTATCTTAGCATTAGTAATTTGATCGTCAGCTATATGTGCAGTATCGATAGATCCATCAACATAATGCTCTGAATTAATTTGATCATCTGCTATCTTAGCTCCAGTTATAGCATCAGCATTGATTTTTACAGTAGTTACTGCATTAGAAGCTAAAGCTGTAGCATCTACAGACCCAGTTGCATAATGTTCAGCATCTATAGAATCGGCTGCAAGATGTTCTGAATCAATAGAATCATCTGCTATCTTAGCTCCAGTAACAGCGTCAGCTGCTATCTTAGCAGTGGTGACTTGTAAATCCCCTATATGAGAAGTATCAATAGATCCATCTACTAATTCAGATGAATCAACAGAGTTTGCTGCTAATATAGTTGAGTTAACAGTTCCTGTATCACCAGTTGTTATTACTGTACCTGAAACATTAGGAAAATTAATAGTCCTATCAGCTGTAGGATCTACGACTCCAATACTAGTTTCAAAGGCATCTGCTGTTGCACCTTCAAATACAAGTTGGTTTTCACCCATTTGAAGGTTACCAATCATGGTGTCATCACCAAGAGTGGTCATAGCATAGTTATCAATCTCTTGAGCTGTGTATAGGATTTGATCGAAGTCATCATTCAAATCCTCAGCTTTAATAGCAGAACCTGGGTAGAAGGTTGCTTTTTTATTGTCGTTCCCAGTATCCCTATAAATCAACACCTTGACATTATTGCCAGGTGCTGAGTTCATTTGAACAGTTGTAGCTGTTGGGAAAGTATATGTGGTTGTAGCTTGAGTTACTCCGTCTAGTTTTACCTTGACGTCAGTAGTCTGTAAATATGGAAATGTAAATGAATAGGTTGTTGCTGACCCATTCCCTGTATATTCATTTTGTGTAACAGCCATTTATTTGTGTTATAAGTTTACTTTGGGATGGATAACATTTGTTCAATTTGTCTATCTAATTCAGTTACGTTTTGAAGTTGACCTTGTTGTCTATAGCGATTCTGTAGTTTACCTAATCTATGTGCTTCTGATAAGCGTTTAGCTTCACCACCTAAGTTAGGATCTTCCAATAACATCTCCCAAGCTCGACGTTTAGCTTCTCTAAATATAGGCATAATGACTCTACCATGTTCGGTATAAGTAGCTTCATAGTCTTTTTCAGGATGGCGTTCTGATTCTATAATAGAAGTTCTCATTAAAGGATCTCTAAGTACCTCAGTTAATTGTTGTTCTATATTTTGTTGACCTAAATAGAAATTAAATTTAGATTTTAAACGAGGTTTACCTTCTAAACTTACACCGCCTGTACCAGTGTTGAATGTTTGTTTTAAATTTAAACCACTTCTCATTAGCCATTCTCGAGTCTCATTTGTAGCACCTATATTTAGATTTAAAGGTAATATAGAATTTACGAGTCTAGTCATTGGATCCCAATCACGTAAAATATTACCATTTAAAATATCATATCTATATGGTAATACAGTACCACCTTCTCCTAAATCAGCCCATAGGTTTCTATTACCTATACTTTGCCAGAATCCAGACTCTAATTCCCTCATACCAGGTGATAGTACTTTACCTATTTCATTCCTTAAACCACCTAATGGGAATTGGTTATTTACAAAGTTAGCTGCCACTCTAGAAGCATCACCACCTTGAGAAGTTAATAAGTCTTGTAGTTGTAATAAACCTGATAAGAAAGATTTGTTTGTAACATTAGCACTCATCATGTAGGCAAGTTTACCAAACTCATTACCAACCCAGTCATTACCCATTACTTTCTGAGCATCTACAATATCAGCTGTAAAACTTAAGAACATATTAAATGGTTCTAATGCTTCATAGCTAACATAGGAATCGCCAATCTTTATTGATCTAGGTTGCCATTTACCTGCTTGCTGCCAAGCATCTCTTAATTGTCTATCAGGAGGTCCATTACCAGTTAAGTTACCATTCAGTGCCATCATAGCAGCTGTAGAGGTTACACCATATCCAATGGCCCATCTACCTCTCATCGTAGCTTTAGCAATTTCTAAATCTTCTGGAGTTTTAATACCATACTTAAGTAAGTCAGGATCATCAAAATTCTTAGTCATAATATCAGAATGTTCTTTTATGACTAAATTTAAACCAGGAGTATATTTAGAAGTCATTTCTAAAGCATTCACACCTGTTCTAGCAAACAAAAAGAATGGTCTAAGGAATGGCATACGTTCAAATGCTGTATCTAAATCTTTAGCAAAACCTGTTAATTCTTTAGTTAACTTAGCTTCATCTGCTGCAAATTTAGCCATTTCATCTGTTACTTGACCATCAGCTGAGAATACTCTACTTTCAAATTCTGTTTCAACAGCTCTTACCATTTCACCTATATTCTCAACAGACTGACCTTCATTACGTCTAAGGTTATAAACATGATCAAAAGCTATTTGACGTTGCCTACCTCTTCCTATCATTTGTGTGAAGAATACGTCCATAGATTTCATAACTCTAGGACCATAGTTTAGGAATGGTAATTTATTCATATACCTTAAACTACTAGCTACTTGAGCCATAGCCCTTTCACCAACAGTACCATACTGATCAAAGTATGACATCATGGAATTGAATTCAGAATCTTTAGCGTTAGCAGTATATCCTCTAAACCCTTCTTCTGATGATAAATAAGAGTTCCAATCAGCCGCTGCTTTTTGCCAAGCTTCTCGTGAAGAATCTATCATACCACTTACGGATGCCATAGCACCTCTAAATGTTTGACCATTTGTATCACCCACAGCCCCTATCATAGTAGCCACAGGACGCATAGTAGTACCTAAACCAGTACCCATCAAAGCTCTTACAGCTGTTTTAGGTCCAGATAATATAGAGTTTATACCCATTGTCATAGCTTCATTGACAATAGCACCTCTTTGGAATTGATCTTTATTCTTATATCCTTTTAATTTACGAGTAAAGAAGGTTTGTAAATCACTCCAAGTTTGTTTATTACCATTACCAGTAGCTGTAAAATGTAAAAAGGTTTCTAACATGTCATTATCTACATCACCTTGAAGTAATTGTTTGAATGTTTGTACTTCATTGGCTGCAGAATCTGAAGCTCTAGCAATAATATCCGCTTTACTTAATGACTCACTTCCAAAACCCTTGAATCTAGTTGAGAATGCTAAACTGGTTTCCTTTCTTAACCTAGCTATATTACTATATCTAGTCATGATACCATCTAAGAATGATCCAGGGCTTGTAGCACTAATCTCTCCAGCTACACTTAATGCAGATTTAGCTAAATCTCTAGCTTCATATAGGAATTGACCTAGCATAAGGTCAATAGTTTGTACTTGACTAGCACTTAATACAGGTAAAACTTCACCTTCAAAGTCTAGTTTCTCTCTGGGATCACCTATTTTTTTCAGTAACTCTTCTTCTGGTATATCACTAAGTAATCTTTTATTACCTGATTCACTTAAAAATTGTTGCAGCTCATTCCATTGTTTAGCAACTTCTTTTTTAACAGCTTTACCACCTTTCATTAATTCAACATAAGATGGTCTAGCAACTAAAGCCTTTTCAACTCTATCTATTTCATTTAAAGTCGTACCAGGATTAGCATAGTTTAAGACACGTTGCTGCGATTCACTGACTTGACCTCGAGGTGCACCGTATTTCTGAGAGAAATTACCTTTAATTTCAATCATATCTCTTATCCCTTCTACAGGATTAGAGTCGATTGATAGTGCTTGGTTATCTGTAAACCCACCAGTTTTATAATATGCAGGATTAGTTCTAGCTTTACCTTGAGTTAGATCTAATTCTAACTGTTCCATAGCTAGATCTAAGTTCGCATTCTTCTGACGTGTATCACGTGCAGTCATATCACGAACATCACCCCAATCAATATTATTCTTCTCTGCATAAATATTCATGAAACCTTTACGTTGGTCATCACTTAAGATTTCCCAGGCTTTATTAGATTTACGCCATTGAGCTATACTGATATTCTCAACTGGTACGTTATTCTTAGCTGCTTCTTTAGTTAATTTAGTCTTATATTTTCTAAAGGCAGATCTTTCATAAGCCTTTTTAGCACCATCTTCAACAAGTTTACCTTTAAGCATGTAGTCAAATTCACTACTATCTTCTAAGGATTTAGTTAATGGATCTGGTTTTATAATCTTTCTTGCTCGTTTCTTAGCTTCTATAGAGTTGGCACGTACACCCCAACCTGCAGCTTCAAAAGTAAGATCTAGGACAGCACCTAAACCTAAACCTTCTACAATGTTATACATTGATCTGGTAGCAGGTGACATAGTTTCATTGGTAGCTAGGAATTCTAGATTACCACTCCATTCAGGTTTAATATCTATAAGACTTCGAACTAAGTTAGACTCTTGAGACTGGTTACTGATTACGTCATAAGTCGCACCTTGTGCTGCACCTAAAGCTACACGGCCTAATTTAGTAGCCCTTGCTGCAGCTGCAAGACCTTTTAACCCTTTTATACCCCATACAACCTTACCTGTACCTACCATACCTCCTGCAAACTCTACACCTCCACGTATAAAGTTACCCCATTTGGTATGTGTTATAGGTTTCTTTTTGATAAGCCAGGGTGCATCATATTTCCAAGGAGTATTTGGATCTGATTTTTGATAGAACCTTTTATCTAATAATTTAGGTAGAGAGGCAACACTGTTATATAAATCAACACCACCTCCAACTACGGCATTACCTAATTCTTTAACGTTATCTCCTAAGTTATATTCACTAGGATCTTTAGGAGCCTCAGCTTTAGCGATTCTATCATCTAGTGTTTTTTGTTCTAATTGTTCACGTTTTTTACGTTCTGTATCTTCATTTCGGAGGAATTCACTTGTATCATCAATAGATTTTAGTGGTATTGGATCCATTTATTTAGCCTCTAATACGTTTACAAAGTTTGTTAAAACCGCTTTATCGAAATAATTAATATCCATATCATAATTAGCTAATTCGTTACCAAGAGATTCCATTCTTTCTTGTTCAGGAGGAGTGATTATATATTGCATCATATTTTTAATAGCTTTTTTTAAATTTTCATTTTTTATTTTAGTACGAGCTTTTTGGGTTTTCATTTCTTCATCCCATAGTTTTGATTGCTCTTCTAAAGTACGTTCCAAGCTTGTATATGCTGCTTTCCATTTCGAAGGGCTTTTTAAATTAAAAGGATCTTTTATGGCTTGACTTCCTGCACCCAGTTTTTTTAAAGCCTCTCCATAAAATTTTAAATCTTGTTCCCATTCAAACTGAACATCACCTAGTAAAGAAGGTTTGTAGAATGGAGAGTTTTTATATAATGCTCTTTGGTATCGATCTCCAAGAAAAGGTCTATCACTAAATGAACCTTCTAAATAAAATTTATTACTTTCTTTAGCTTGTTTATCTTTAAATATTTTTTCATGTGTTTCAGCGTCAATAAAATTATCTAAATTAATTGTACCTTCTTGTATTGAATGCACAAAATCATCATTGGTAATACCTAAACTAGTTTCAAAATTAGGTAACTGCATTACCTCTCTGATAGGTGTTTCATATAATGGTTTACCTAAAAAGTCAGTTGTTAAAGTCCAACCTTCTCCTACATTTATAGCATCCCATCGTAGTTCAGACTCAAGATATTTAGCACCTACTTCTGGGTTCATTTGTGATTCTGCTATTACTAGTTTCAAATCTTTTTTAGGTACATTATATCGATTAGATAAATTTTTAACTTGTTCTTGATCAGCAAGTCCTCCAGATGGAGTACCATCATTAAATATTCGTTCAGATTCTACAGAAGGCATACCTGCTTGAATAAAACCATGATAACCAGGCATAATCATGTTACCACTATCATCTGTTAACCCTGTCTCACGAGCATGGTGATGTATAATAGTTGCCTGTAATTGAGGCATAGAAAGACGTGGGTATAGACGTTTTAATGTACGTAGTGCTTGTGGTATACGATCACCAAATTGAGCACTTCTAACTACTGCATCCACTAATGCGTCATCTAGACTACCATCTTTAAATAAAAGATTTTTATCAGCTATAAATTTTTCCGCTAATGCATCAAGTTTTTGGTCAACTTTAACTACGTCAGGTGGCCAATTATAACCTCTGCCACTATGTTCTATAACTTTACCATCTTTTTGTTTTAAAGAAAAAATACCTTCACCTTTTTTAAAGTCCTTTTCTAATTCTCCAAATGCTACTTCTAGAGCTTGAACTCCAGTTAAATCATTATCTTTCTTTAATAATAGTTCTCGTATTCTACTGAATAACTTGTGCTCTGATTTATTTCTTACAGCAACGGAACTGTTATTAGGGAGATAACCATCCTTATTTCTCTCATTTGGGTTGTTTCCCCAAGCTTGTATTTGGTTAAGAAGTCCTGTAATTCTCTCTTGCCATTCCTTATTAAAATGGATCTCGGTCAGACCTCTAAGCATTTTACTCTGACCAGCGGTAGTCGCAATACCTAATTTATCTGCTCTCTCTGGACTTATACCACGTAGAGATTGTCGAAGTATTTCCTTGCCATATGGTGGTGGATCTCCGCTAAATACATGTTCACTTCTTGCAGCTTCAAACCATTTCTGCTCTTCATCTGCACTTATCCCACCCATCGTTTGCTTCGCTTGTTGGTATAAACCAGCAACATAAATATCATCAACAGGAAGACCCTGTTTTCTTCGCTCTGTTATTTTTTTAGCTATATCTGCTCCAAGAGTAAATCCTTGGACCTCTCTTCTGTCTCGATCAAGCCTCCATTTTTCGTTTATATTTTTCTGAAATTGTGCGAATCTTTTATGAAAAGCACTATCAAATCGCTCCCTACCACCATGCACCATTTGCTTACCTATAGCATCTAATTCAGTTTGTCCGAATTTCATTCTAGATTTCCCACCAGCATGTACGATATATCCAGTTTTTGAAGCCTTATCAAGAATATCCATCGTCCATTTCATATTATCTGCTGTATTACCAGGTAGTATTAATGCTTCAAGTCCACTTGCAAATGGTTTTTTAGTATTAGGGTTTATCTCTAATTGTGTATCTTTTAATGTATCTCCTATATTTGCTTTTAAATCATATACGAATTTATCTGTAAAAACTTCTCTCTCTTTGGAACCTGCTGAATCTTGGAAATGGGCATTAATATCAGATCTTTCTAAATTAAAATGATCTATAATTAACCCTCTACCACTATGTGCTATGAAATCAGTTTGATAAGCTCCAACAAGTCCGTCGAAAGCAGCTTTTTGTAAATAAGAATTATACCTTATTAAAGTTTCTTTATCATCTGAATCAAATCTTGGATCTGATGTTGCTAATCTATTTTTAGCTTCATTGATTTTTGCAAGTTCATTTTTCCTACCTAATGACTGTAGTTTTGCCTCAACCTGGCCTTCTACACCTTTTATATAAGTTGGATCTTTTAATCTATCTGATAATGTATTACTTTGCCTTATAATTGCTCTATAACCTTTTCGAATACCTTCATAAGCATTTTGTGTTTCTGGATCAACCCCTTCTTGTTGAGCCCACCATGCCAAACGTTCACCTTTTTTTAACTGAGAGATTTTACTAAAGTACTCATCTTGTTGTGCTTGGCTTAAAAATCCTAATGCAGCAGTTTTACTTTTAACAAATGTAGCAGCACTTTTTCTTCTTAATTGATCTATTTGTCCTACAGTTTCAACAGCTTTTGGAATTAAATTCATTAATTCTTCTTGCTGTTTCTGCTCAAAAGATTTTCTTGCCTTATCAGCTTCGAGAGATAAAACTTTAGTTTTATAATCACGTAAGTTAGCGTTTTCTATTATCCTTACATTTTCTCTAGCTTGACGGACATTACCACTTAAGATGTTTTCTTGTATATTTTGTTGTATACTACGTGATCTGCTTATTTGATCTTGCTGACTACGTATTTCATCTTTTACCCTCTGCATTCCTTGCAGAGTTATTCTGGTTTGTTGTTCGATGGCGGTTGATTCAGGAATTTTTGTACCTTTAAATCCTCGTCTTTTTCTACCACCACCTCCTGCTTGATAAATTTTAGCCATAATTAAAATAAAGCATTATATGCCATGAATGCAGCTACAGCCCATGGAGCTACTGCTGCGAAAGTTCCTGCCCCTGCCCCTAAAGAAGCCCATCCCGCTTCTGGAGCCATGGCAGCTAAGGTAGCCATAGTACCTACACCAGCAGTTGTTGCCCCAGCAAGGCCCATAGCAGCGTGTCCCATACCTAATGAAGAATCAACCATAGCACCTTCTCTAGGATCAGGAGGAGCTGTTGGAGGTAATGGTGCTATACTTTGTGGTACTGGTAAGTCTTTAGGTTCATAGTTTTCTAAACTTAGTATGTCTCGCCATGTTTCTCCTGTCTTCTCATCAGCTATCATATTAGGATCTAACATAGCCATAGCATTAGCTTTTGCATCTGCTTGATCTTTATCTAGTACAAGTCCTTCTTGATTACGCATACTAGCGTCTACAGCTTGCTCTAAACTTGTAGATAATTGATCTTGAGATAAAGCAAAATCCCTTTCTATATTAGAAATATCCCAATCATTTTTATTTAACGCTAGTCCAGCTTGACCTTGAGCATGGTTAAAGGTAGATTCAAGATGATCAATATCAACACTTGAGCTTAAAATAAGATTATCAATTTCATTTTGAATACTGTCAACATCAAGTTGATCTTGTTGTTGACCTATAGCTAAAGTACTATTAGCTTTTGCTATAGATCTCTTAGCTGAACTTACTGCACTAATATTATCTTCGTTTATTTTCATTTCAGCTAAATGAGCTTTATGTACATTGTTGATTTGTTGACGTCGACTCATAGCTATTTCAGCTTTAGCAGCAGCTTCACCTCTTATCATAGTATTAGCTACGTAAGTATTATATCTACCTAATTCAGCTATAACTGCTTGTTGTGCTTTACCTTTAGATCTTCCAGCTTGACTTAAAGAAGCTTTACCTTGAGCTTTTAATGATTGTATAACACGTTCCTGGCTTTCATGTGCTGATTTAGCTCTTACACTATCTTCATTTCTTCTTATCTTCATCTGTTGATAATCAGACTGTTGCTTGCCCATATCTCTTTGAACTGCTAATGAAGCTAGTTTATACTGATTAGCAACTTGGGAATCTTTTAAAGAACCTACTATTTGACCTTCTGCAAAAGCATGTTCAGCTTTTTTACCAATATTTGATAATTTTGTTTTAGATTCTTTAATATCTAATTGGCCTACTTGATGTGTAGTATTATCAGCAATTTTATCTCCTTTATATTCTATATCAGATTCTGTTTTTTGAAGACCATGTTTTAATGCGATGTCTTCAAAACCTTTAGCACCTACTGCTTCAAAAAATTGATTATTTAATTCTAAGTTAGTATAAGCACCTTCTATCAATTGCTCTTCTAATAAAGCTGTTTCTTCCGCTGCTGCAAAATTATACTCTGCATCGTTTATAGCTAATTGTTCTTTTACAATACTTTGATTTTGTTTGTATGCAGCGTCTTGTTGGTCCCAAGAGAATGCTTGTTGATCTACTCCCAGTTCCCATTGTTGTGTTGCTACTGCATCTTGATGTTCTCTACCTGCAAGTTCATTAGCAACTTGAGCATTATAAGCTTTTAGTTGATGATCAAAGGCATCCCAGTTTACACCAGCTTTTTTTACCTCACCTGTTGTTTCATCAGTAACCCATTGTTGCTCGAAAGTAGGATTATCAGGATCAAGAATCTCTCCTTTCTTATCGCCTTCTGTATGACGCAGAACTTTCATACCCCATAATTGTTCATGAGCTTTTAATTCATGATCATATTTAAGGGCAATTTGAGAGTTCTGGTTATCTAGCATTGCATCGGTTTTACCACTACTCATATTATTCTCCTAAGTGTTTTTTAAATAATTGACGAATTTTCATAGAGACGTATCTCATTTTTTCTGGACCTTGAGTCAACAAAGCCACTAGAGGTACAACTTCATGATGTGTATCTCTCCAAACGTGAGCGTATATCTTATCAGTTTCATCCCCTTGCCCCCATATATTAGCTGCCATCCATGCATTATACATAGACACATGTTGGGAAGTTAAACTATCCCTATGTTTCATAAAAAATGGGTTATAAGGAAGTTCAAGTACTATAAATTCTAGTGAACCTAGAATATCACTTGCAGTCACAGTTTGATCGTTATCATACATATCATCTATGATTCTAGTGATATTCATCAGTTTATTTAAATACTGATAAGCAAACTTGTTTTTTCCAGCTGCTTCTCTTATTATTTCTTCAGTTCTTTCTGAAAAAATCTCACGTTCTTGTTGGGTAGTCATTAAGCTCTTTGATAAAATCTTGGTGAATAATACCCTTCCCACATCATAGAATTTAAGGACACTGGAAAAGGAGAGTCACTATAAGCTTTTAAAGTAAAGTTTGTATTCTTTTGGTGGATAGGGATGTTAGCTACGGATACTGACTCTATTAGAGGTACGTCGTTAGCTAAATAAAAGTTTGCATCAGGTACAGGACTTACATCAGTATAGTCGTCCGTACCTTTTCGGTTAAGTTTAAAACCTAATACTCCAGATAAACCAGTAGAGATTTTAACTCTAGCTATGGTTAAAGATGCAGTATAATCTGCTCTGGTACCACTAGGATCATTACTAAAAAATATTGTTGGTAAAGTTACATCATAAGTATATTTAAATCCTACAATTACTTTACTTGCTACACTAGTTAAGTCTTTAAAAGGAACTTTAAAATAAGCTCCCCCACCATCTGAATCTACAGTAGGTGTAATAGTAAAACCAGATTCAACAAAGGTAGCATTAGTTAAATCAGATGTGGTACTACCAATAACAAGTACAGGAGTTAAATCTGATACATTATTGAATGGTATATAACATTTAGAAAAAGGATTGATAGGATCAGTTTGATCAAAAGCTACAGAACTAGCAGTAGCATATAAATCCATACAAGGATTCATTTTCTGACCAGCAGAGTTAACCAATATAGATTCCTCTGGAGTCTGGTTAAGACTAGCACTGATTAAAGTATATTGACCACCTTGCATAGTAACAGCATATAGCACGTCAGAATCAACTGCTATTGTTTGTACTAATCCAGGTAGTTTCCACTTAAACCATGATTGCATCAAATCTCTTTGACCATCACTGTATGTTCTATAGAAATATACATCATCTATAGAAGCTCCCCACATAGCTAAGAAAGAGTTTTGTGGACTAGCTAGTAAATCTGTAATTGTATCAGGTATATATTCAGATACTATCCTTCCTATATCTAATACATTAGGATTCATTTCTTGACCCCTGGTCCTCATATTAAAGATACGAGTATAACCTGGTGTCTTACTTAAGAATACAATATCAGTTCCGTTATCAACGGGATCGATATCAATATCCATTTCATAGTTTGATATACCACGTATGATTGTTGTATTAGGAGTGAATATACCATTAGGTGCATACATCAAGAACTGTTGATTCTTACTGAACAGGATCAGCCCCTGTGCGGTCGGTAGAACGCCTGTAAGTAAAGTTGGCCTAATACTCGAACAACTTAAATCAACAGGGTCAGAGACGATCTGAGTCATCGCTGAGGCGTGATAGAAGTTAAAGAACTCCCCAGACTGACTTAATGAAACATTATCACCTGTTAAGAAGCCTAATCTATTACTTGCAAAGAATGCTTGTTGTATCTTTTTACCTACAAAACTAGGATGAGAGTTAGTTGTATCATCTCCTACTAGTCTATTAGTCCAAGTAGCTGGTCTAAATGTAAAGGCATTAGTCCCTGTATTGACTAATTCATGAGGCATAGTCGAAGCTGTAAGGCCAGGAGATGCATCAGGTGCTATATATTCTTCCCAATAACCTTCACCTGATGTAGTATCATCAGCTATAAAACGTGAATAATATGCATCATCAGACGTATCTGTATTGATAATCTTAACTACTCTACCATGTTTAGATCTAGCAGGTAGTTTTGAAACAACTGAAACTTGGTTTTGATATGTATCTAATCGTTCAGCATCTGGACCACCTTTACCTGTTATAGTGAAAGTAGCATCACCTTCAAACTCTAAACTAGTATCTAGTTGAGTTACAGTTATACCTGATATATCCTCTAACCCTTCTTCTTGTCCTGAAGTACTGTTAAGATTAGTTCGTGTAATAGTATGTGGATTAGTTTCTCCTGCATCTGGGGATACACCTGTCTTTAATGATGTTAATACAACATCAATTTTCGGAGAATCTGGTGTAGTAACAGTAACAGTATAAGTTGTACCACCTTTAGTAATACTAACAGTATAGTCTGTATTAGGTGTGATAGCTTTAATTCTAGCACTACCAACTCTATTAGCGTTAAAGGTTGGATCTGCTTGAGCTGTAATTGCAACTGTTTTATTAGTTATAATAGTAGTATCTTGTACAGTTAAGACATCATAATGGTTAGCTGTAGTACCTGTAAGATAACTAGTCCCATTGTTCGTAACTGTAGCAGCTACTCCAGTAGTTACATTCCAAATATTAATAGCTGTACCTTTGATACAACCTATGTATTTTTCATCGCCATCCCTATGGATGTAAAACCATTTAGCATTGGTTAAAGTGTTTTCATTACCAAGACCTTTAATGAATTTAAACCCAGGTCGTTTGATGAGACCAAAGGTAGGATCAGGATAACCATTGATACACTCAGATAATTGTCCAGGTAATTTTTTAGTATCAGGTTGTTTAGATACACCACCTAAATAATTTGGAATTGTTTGTGTGACATTTGGCATTATCTTTGTAAAGCATGGTATGGTTTGTAGCTGTTGTAATAGTTACCACCTTTGGGGTGACCAAAGAAAGTGAATTGGCCCTGATTACATTCGTATTCTAAAGCTATAGTTCTACATTCTAATTCTTTTGCTTTTAACTGTTGATATAAAGCATTATCCCCTACAATTCTACTTGAAGTTATAGCGGCAGCTCTAGCAGTTATATAATCTTTCATAGGTATTGGAAGATCTGTCCAATCAAAATACCATACTACATTAAATTTATATTCTGAATTTGTAAATTCAAAGGTATGATTCTGTCTATCATATACCATTGATTTTTCAGGTGTTGCATCTGATATACTTCCGACTACATCTGCACTTGTACCTGCATCTGATGCTGCTATAGTTACATTATCACCAATCAAATAACTAGATCCTCCTGCAGCAACTGTAATAGCTGTTACTACATTACCTTCTATTGTAAGGTTAGCACGAAATCCTGTACCTGAACCGTTAGTTGTAGTAGCAACATTAAAGACAGTACCGTTGGTACCGCTTCCTGTACCGTTTTGTAGTACAGTAAGTTTTGTAGGTATTCTAGTATATTTACCAGCTCTACGAATGACGTCCATCTTCTTCGTAGCGTTGGTTACATTTCTTAAATCATCTTCTGTTAAATCCATCTGTAAAACATTAGGAGGATAAATAATATGATTATCATTATCAGGTGTAAATGGATAATCGTATTCTTTATTAAATGTCCAGCCTTCTGCTTGAACCTCTTGAGATACTTGGATTAAAGTATCATATGCAATCGCAACGTCTGGGTTGGTTTGATCAAGAGTTGTTACAGGTGCCTGACCAACCGACGCTAAGATCTGATTGACTGCAGGTAATTCTGTTGTAGCGTTAGTGGTAGGTAAAGCCATGTTAAATAATATGAATAAAAAAAAGGGAGTCCGAAGACCCCCTTATGTAAATTAGAATGCAGCGTTTCCTGATGAACCTACTGCAGCACCTGCGATCAATTCGACGCAAGCTGCAGGGTTAACAAAGTCAGCACCCATTGCTAAACGACCAAGGATAACGTCACCCTGATAAATCACGGATACGTCACCAGAGGTAACTTGTACGGAAGGTCCGATTGCTTCTACACAACCAGCTCCTTCTCTTTGGAAGATGAGTCCACAAGAGTTAGCGAATTCTGTTTCTTCACCATACTCATTGTTGATTCCTGTTACGTCAGCGGCTGCATCTTCAACAGCAGCTGAAACAAAGGATCCAGAGTTACCAGGATCAGTTACGCCAGGGTTAGTAGCGGAAGCTGAACCATACTTAGTACCATACTGACTAAAGAATGGTATGTTCATAGATTTGAAGATCTTAATACCAGCGATCTCAACAATGCCATTACCTCTTTGACGGGCTGTACCTTGTTCATCACGGTTTATAAGACCATTATCTCCTACCTGTTGTATTAACTCATAGTACTGTCTAGGGTTAAGAACACCTACACGTCCCTCAGAACTAACACCTTTCTCATCTAATGCAGCAGCTGCATCATAGAAAGCGTTTACAAGTGAAGCTGGTACATAAGCATCTGATGCTTGGTTATTAGTACCTACACGGATCTGTGTACCACCTGGCTCTACAAAGTTAGCCTTTGTGATTGGGTGTGCAGCACGAGCACCACGTGTAATAGCTCTGAAGATTAAACGGTCATATTTCTCAGCTAGAGCATAACCAATCTTACGAGATATTTCTGATCTCAAATCATAATGAGCCAGAGTTTCATCTAGGTTATAGACAAATGCACTAGAGATAAGTAGATCATCAACTGTGATGGTTTTCTCAGCTACTGGAGGTGCACCATCAGAGTTACCTAGTATGCTGTTACCTGGTGTGTGGTACTCAGCAGTTGTGCGACCTGTATAGATGAACTGTAAAGATTTACCGTTCGTTAAGGTACGCTTCATAATGAGGTCACGAGCTATCGCATTATGCTGGAAACCTTTAAACATCTCTCCTGAAAAGAGCTTAAGGTAAAGGGCTCTCGCATCGCCTGTCGCGTTCGATTGACCAGGCCGCGTCAGATCAGCAAGTGGTTCATTACTATTTTGATGTGCCATTTTTTATATATTTAAAAATTACTAAAGGTATAAATCATCATCGTGCACAAATTAAATTCGAAGTTTTGTGGTCTATCCCACCGTCTAGACGGCTAATGGGTATCCGCGTACGGGCCAAAAGCCAAAAGCGAGTGAGGGGAGTCGAACCCCTGTTAAGTTAGATTGGAAATCTACTTTCTTCCTTAGTCACTCGCGAGGTGGCACAATGAGGTGCCGCCTGTTCATGAAAAATTACATGAGACCATTCTACATATAGAATGAGGGATAGTAATCCTAAGACTACTATCCACGGTGAATTAATTTTACTCACCTAATAATGCTTCCTCTAAAGATTTAGGAAAGTCATCATCTTCCTTATGCTCTTCAGGCTTATTGTGATGTGATTCAGGTGGGATACCTAAACTAGTTACAGAAGCCCTAGCGTTACTATTTTGATGTGACATTAGAAAGAATACTTAGCTCCGATCTTTGTGCCATAGCTGTTGTCCTCATCACCATTAGTGATACCTGAGAACTCACCATACACACCAAGATTCTGAGTTACATTAAATGTACCTCCAACTTTTCCAGAAAGTTCTGCTTCTTTACCATCTACATCAGCAACAACTGTGTAGGCAGGACCACCTTGAATGTAGTAGTCAAGCTT